GTAAATACGCCATTAGCATCAACAACAATTATGTGCAGTTCGTCATTAGAACCGCCTTTTCCTGAAACAAAAAGAGATGTTCCTGGTGATGATGCAAAATATGATTTATATTGCCATGTTTGAAATGCGGCGTTTGAATCGCATATTGAATATCTAATTGAATTTCCTAATTCTCCAGCAAATTTAGCAACGAATGGTCCAACCGTATTTGCTGAAGAAGACCCATTAGCAAATGTTGAATCATATTGAATCTGATTTCTAATCAGAACACCACCGCCAGTGCCAGCATTTCTTAGGGCTGCGGCATCAGCACGAACAACCTTAAGGTTGTTGGAATAAGCTAAGAAATTAGCTGCTGAGAAAAAGCTGATGTAATTATTTGAATCTGGTTTTCCGAATCTATCGACTAATTGAACTTCATTTGAGATGGTAGTAACTTCGTTTATTGGACCCCATCTAAAATGCCCAGCAAAAGCTCCAATGCTAGTAGCAACTGTAGGAATTACTGTAGTTAAGTCGATTTCTGAAACGGTAACGCCAGGAGATAGTGAATATGCCATGAAGGTCTCCTTTAATAAAGAATTCTGTCAATAGTGAAAAAATTAAACATCTGTATCATATTTATCATTTTTTATAATTCGTTGCTCATTCAAGCAGCCCAAACGTCTCCACCTTCAACAATTCTTTCTGGAGTTAATCCGTTATCGATAAATCCAAAAGGAGTTAATTCATTTTCTATCATGTCATTTTGTTCTTGCAACATCGTTTTTCTTAGGTCAGTATTTGTCGTATCCTTAAAGTAACCTTGAGCTACCATCCATCCAAAAAGCACAAGAGTCATTGCTAAATCGTCATTGTTTCCTTCTTCTGCTTCATAACTATCCTTCTTTCGAATGAATGTACTTAGCTCATTAATCGTATCGAAATCTTCAACTAAAAGTTTGTCTGATTCGATCAATGTTTTTAGATTAGCGCATCCAATTCGCTTTGTTTTAGTCGTAGTTCTAAGACCAAACTGAATTGATTTCTTATGCCCCGCAGAAATGTTTTGACCCTTTTTCTGAGAACTTTCGATTTTGAATATGTTGTCGTATTCTAAATCTTTCTGTAAAATATCAGCGACCTGCTGCCCAATATCATTAATTTCAACTAGAACATATGCTTCATTATATTTCATGCCTATGTCATAAATGATGTTTGGAAACAAGATGGGAGCTATAGTATTACTTCTATATTTAGCTACCTGTTTAGATGGGATTTGAGACACATCAAAAATGCTGAACGCTGAATAGTCGCTACCAATTCCTCTTGAGGTATCAACGGTCATGCAATAAGTATGTGGATAATCAATCCAATTGCCTCTGTCATCTTTTTGCCCCATATTGGGATATTCAAATACATCTAGATTATCATCGCGATTAATTGGATTCTTGAATGCTAATGCTCTAAGTTTAGCGCCAGAAATAAGAGTCGCGGCACTACCCAAGAAAGCACACTCAAATTCCTGTTCGAACTGGAGTTCACTGGTGTTTCGTATGGTTTCTTCACGCCATTTTTCATCTCTTCCTGGAACATCTGACCAATGAATCTCTATCGTCTTATATAACGATCTCTCTTCAATCGCATCAGTCCACATTTTATAAAACAGATTTAATCCATTTGGAGTTGATACGATAATAACCTTTGTCGTTTGCCCCGATGAAATGGTTGGATACGTTGACATGAAAAATGATTGCGCCATATTTGTTGGCACGAAAGCAAATTCGTCAAGAAAGATTAGATTGTATGAACTACCGCGAACTGCACTAGATGATGTTGATGCTGATATAATCTTTGAACCATTTTCTAGTTCAATGTTACCTTTATTCCAAGTGATAATTCCTTGTTGCAACCACAAAGGAAGATACTCATATGCTAATTGAATTCTAGAAAGAATTTCTCTTGCAAGAGAACCTTTGTTTGCAAGAATGGCAATGCTATAGTTGTCATGAAATAAAATTGACCATAACATAAATGCCACTGTCGTTGAGGTTTTACCAACTTGACGAGGCATCTTAGCAATAGTAAATCTATTCTCATGAAATGTCTTGATCATTTTCCTTTGAAATGCATACATATCAAAAGGAATAAGACCTCTATCTACGTTGACGATTTTTACATAATTCTCAATAAAATAGTTTGGATCCTGAGAGCAGAGTATATATTCTTTTACTTGTTCTTCAGTAAAATTAAGAGTTACGCCAACACGTTTTAGGTTTGGATTGCCTAAATAACCATCAAACTGAGTCATTAACTGATAATGCTTCTAAGCATCCACTGATGTTTCATATGTGCATCAACTCGTTCTGAAAGATAATTTGCAAGCCCTTGTTGATCGGCTTTGATTGCAAGTTTGAATGCAGAATTCAAACAATCGATTACTTTCTTATTGTCGATTAAGAGTTTTGCTACCATTTGTCTATCTTTTAGAATAGTAGTTTCTTCTTCAATTTCTGTTAGTTCTTTAAATCTGCTTAAAGTGCCGGGAGAGTATTCATTCAATGCTCTAATATGTTCTGCGATATCATCAACAGAATCGTGAACAGATTCATAAAGATTTCCAAAAAATTCGTGCAATTGTGGAAAATCTGGTCCAGTTACATTCCAATGAAAGTAGTGTGCTTCAAGATAAAAAGCGAACATATTTGCAAGAACGACTTTCATTTGTTGGATTAATTCTTCCATTTTTATTCCTCTTCTTTTTGTGCTTTTAATAGCTTATTTAGCTCATTAGTCGATCCAATAAACACTGCTTTTTGTACAGTAATAGATGGGTCATTTACTTGGCGAGAATTTTGTTTGAGTACATCTTTTTTTGCTTTTTGCAATTCAAGAAGATCTTTGTTCATCTCTGATAGATTCTTTAGAAAAGCAGATGCTACTTCATACGCTCTAGGATGTTCGGATTCTTTAGCTACAAAAAGAATGTCGTCAATTGCAGCAGCGCCTTTCGTGTTCAGCTTTTTTAAATTTTCTCTAGCAAAACTAAAGTCATTTTCTAGAATATCATTTTCAGCTTCTACTGGAATTAATTCTTGAACTGAATCTGTCTCGATAGAAATAGGTTCTATTTCTAGAACTTCAGAAAGTTTTTCGTTTACATTTTTCATAATAATGAATCATCATGCGTTAGGAAATTCAAAAATATTTGTTGTGAATCCAAAATCACCAACACCATTAGCTGAGAGAGGATTTTGATATGTTTCGGTTCTTGCTAATGTATAATATGTATCTCCTAATGTGGAAACGATATATCTTGCATTAGTTTCGTCGCCATTTACTTCATCGCCTATATTTAAAGGATCAGTTAAATCCTTTGCTATGAGTGTGCTTGTATTTGCGATTATATTTGTGTTTGCTATCCAACTATAAACAGTTCCTATTGTCTGTTTTCCTGTAACTCGAATTGATTCACCATCTTTGAAAGTGCCAGATCCAGTTAATGAATTGACATAAACTTTTTGTAATGACGTATCGCTATTTTGAATATAGAATCTCACGTTTGCTCCACCAATACCTGAACCGTCATTTCTACGCATGATGATTTTCGAATCACTCAATGGACCAAAGAAATATCCTTTAGCTGTAAAATTCAATGTCCAAATGATCATTCGTGTTGTCGTGAAATCGCCTTCATAGTCAATATTGCTATCGACTGAATCTAAAATGAAAGGAATGTTTTTTGTAGTCTCTGGAATTCCATCAACTAAATTGATCGATAGTATGTAATCTGGAGTAAAATATGGAAGAATCTGCTCAACTATTTGAGTGCCATCTTCAATGTTTCTCACATAAAGACTGAGAGTAAATGTGAAATCATAAGGAACACCAACACTTTGAGTTTTTAATGAATTTGCAGCAGAAGAATTACTGCCAAAACTCTTAAGTGTTGTTACTTGTTTTCTTGATGCGTCATATGATATTCCAACAAGCTCAAAGCTCATTCTTGGTAAATGATTTGCAATTGAACGAGTTAAATCTGGATCTGATGTAATTCGTTCTATGAATTTTTCTTTTGGTCCATAAACAATAGGAACTTTGATTCTTTCATATTCTTGTTGTTGATTGTTGTTATATCTTATCATGGTAATGTTATTAAATAACGTACCAAAGGCTACAACCATTTTTCTAATTGTTCTATTATAGAATGGCGTAAACATTATGGATTACCAAAAGGATTTAATTCTGAGAAGTTGATAATAGCAAACGCTTCATCTTGAATTCTGTTATTGTCCACAATGTCTTCAAATGCAGTATCATAATCATTAAGTGTATTTGTTGTGTCTAGAGTCCAATTTGCTCCTGACGTATTTCCTATAATTTGACCGCCCCCAGAAA